TTCTTCGAGTTGCTCTTGAGCTAATTTGGCATCTATAACCGAGTGAGCCGCATCCTTGGACTGCCCAATTAAAGACTTGTCACCAAATCGTTTTTTTTGAACCTGTTTCTCACCTTCAAACAAGCCGTCCAACGCACCCGCAATATCACGAATATCATTAACCGTGTTTATGTTGCTCTTAATAAACTCAACCGACTTCTGTACAAGAGCAATGCCAGCTAAACCTGTGCTTATCGGATCCATTAATAATACTCACGTTTCCTCGAAGGACGGTACTCCTCGTCCTCATCCTCTTCTAACGTAACTAATCCGCCTTGTCTAAATCTAATCAAAGCCATAGTCATGCTATCACAGTAATCATCGTAGTCCCCGTTAGGAAAAGATGCAACTTCTTCAATAACTTCATCCGAAAAAGGTTTGTCAGGAACCCAAACACGGCCAGCCTCGAACAACGGCGCAACCATATGCATACGAGTAGTCTTGTCTATACCACCGCGACCCTTGGCTCTACCGGGCGAATAAGTCAAAACAGGAATGTTAATACGCAAAAGTTCGTCCGCCAAAGGTTGACCCGATGCCTTCGCCTCAATCAACACCATGTCCGGCTCCCAATACTCATACTGCTCCGCCGCGAGCTCCTTCAACTCTGGAAAATTGTACCGACCCTTCTGAGCATCAAGTAACACGATGTGTTCTGTGTTGTCCTCCTCTGGATCAAACACGCCCCACGTTGTTATAGCCGTGTAGTCAGCCGTCTCTTTTTTCGAAAACGCAGTGTCATAGGATTGTAAAATATACTTTAAACGTGGAATCTTCTCCTTTGTCCACCTCTGCCACCACTCGCGCTTCACCATTGCCGTCTCTTCAGACGTTGGATTCTGCTGCCACTGTGCGTTCCACTTAGTAGGCGAAAGTGACGCTTTCACCCCCAAAAGCTCTTCTTTTTTCCAAAACTCAGGCCAAACAGGGTTCCCCGACGGTAATATTGCAGGAAATTCTATCAAATCCCACTGATCAGCCATCGTGTCTTTCATCTGTTCGTTCAGTAACCGACCCGTCAAATCCTTCTTTGACCACCGTGTTTGAACAATAATTATCGATCCACCAGGCTGTAAACGCTGTCTCGGTCCAGATGTGTACCACTCATAAGTGTGATCATACGCAGTCGAAGATAAAGCATCTTGTTCCGAGTGCGGATCGTCAATAATCAATAAATCAGCACCACGTCCCGTCATCGCCGCACCAACACCCGCCGCAAAATACTCGCCCTTCTTACTCGTCTCCCAACGACCAGCCGCCTGACTGTCCGCTTTCAAATCTGTATGCGGAAAAATTTCCCTGTATAAAGGATCAGCAATCAAATCACGAACCTTACGTCCGAACCGTGTGGCAAGCTCCGTGTTCATCGTTGCCTGAATAATTTTCAGTTTAGGGTTCCTTCCCAAAAACCATGCGGGCATCAAATATGATGCTAATTCAGATTTGGAATGTCGGGGCGGCATGTGGATTATCAGACGTTTTAACTCCCCCCGTGCAACCGCTTCAAGCTTTTCGGATATAATTCGGTGATGGTTACCCTCGATAAAATCATCGTAAACATGATGAGCAAAAGACATGAAACGATCTTTCGCCGCCTCGCGTCTCACGATACTTGCTTCTGCTTCCTTTAACAAAAGGATTTCTTTGAGGGCTTCCTCGGGAACGATGTCTAAGTTCATGTCCGAACGATATTATATTTGAATGAATTTATCAATCTAACATATGTAGCCCCAGCGCACGACGGCACGGGCACAATATAGGGGGGGGCGGGGGGTAACTAGAACAAAAGACGAACAGCCAATCGCCCCCAGTTACCCTGAATTTACTGTTAAAAATTAATAGTTTTTCTTGGGGAAAATATACCTAGCACAAAAGCTAGTAAAAAAGTTTAACTACTTTTCTTTTGGGTATTGCATTTTACGGGATAATCACTTACAACTGTAGTTGTTAACTTAACCACCAACAAAGGGAATTATTATGTTCAAACAATTTAAACCAACACCGAAATTTTGGTCTGTTAATTTTTACCTAGCATCTGGTCTGTCTATGTCTTGGTTTGCGTTTTTATGCGCTACTCAAATTTATAGCTTTGATGCTTGGTTGGGTGCATTGCTTTGCATCCTGTCAATTCAAACCTCTTGCGCTTTCTTTGTTCTTGCATTGATTGCCGCCGCTACCGAGCAGAAAGTTTATTAAAATGACTGATATTGAAAACGATATGATTGTACTCATGGCGGCAGATGCCGTTGCACTTGCTACCGCAAAACGTAAAGAGGCTGAAGCTGCAGAGCGTGAAGCCAAGGCTTGGATGACGGAGGTTTTTAAAACAACCAACACATCATCTGCTACAGCATCCGACGGAACAACTATCACACTTAAAGAGGTTGCGTCACGCACATTGCGGACTGTTAATGGTGGCCGCCCTAGCGATGACAATCCTTACGTCATTGATGTAGAATTGACTAGAGAACAACAGGAAGCTTTCTATAGCTTCAAACCTGTTGTTCGTATGTACGTCAAAGCTTCAAAGAAATAAGCTCGGCTAATGCTGAAAGCACCACAATATAGACGGCGGCGGCATAGCCGCCGTCGCTTGTTTCTTGCAGACCAGATTGCCATTACATATCTGAAACCAGACGCAAGCGAGAAGGTCAAACTACCACACAATCGCAAGCACCTATCGTGGGAACACTTCGCCCGGATGATAGCACAAGGGCAAGCCCCGGCGTGTGGATGTTGTGGTGAAGACGCAAGCACTGTCTTTGAAGCAATCGCCATGATCCACACAAGCGGAGAACGCCCGCTATGTGATACCTGCTGGAAGACGCAAGGTAGTGAAAGCGCAAGAGGCTCAATGGGATGGATGCACAACCGCTATTATCAGAAAAATTTACTAGAAGAAGAAGAAACTATTTGACTTTCCCCCACGAATAGTGGACTATTGTTTTGGGTAATGTTGCCCCGCTACCAACAGAGGAGAACACAATGTTGGCATTTTTAATTAACCCGAATACTGAGACAGTCGAAGTTGTCGAATACGATGGAGACTATAAGAACATTCAAAAGCTGATTGGTGCTAGTTTGTTCACAACAGTCTGCATTAACTACGACGAAGAGAAAGGCGTATCTACTGACATTTATGTAGATGATGAAGGCATGTTGTCGCTTTCTGCCGATAGTAAATTCATTAAATTTGATAACTACCCATACCCACTAGCAGGGAATGGTCTGGTTCTTGGGTGCGATGTCGAGGGTGAAAGCGTTTCACCAATGATTAGCAAACAAGAGCTAGAGGAAAGTATCTCATTCATGGATTTCTTCGAGGTTCGTGACTATGCAATGAAGGAGGGCATATAATGGGAATGGACGTTTACGGATTAAATCCTGTTCTGAAAGGAGCTAAACCAGAAATTGATTGGTCTAGCAACCCGTCACAAGAAGAAACAGACGCATATTTTGCGGCAAGCGATGCGTGGCATTCTGAAAATCAAGGCGCATATTTTCGTAATAACGTCTGGTATTGGCATCCATTATGGCAATTCGTTTGCGATGCCTGTGATGATTTTCTTTCTGAAGAAGAGCAATCAAGAGGCTCTGTCAATGATGGCTATGAATATGACGCTGAGACTGCGCTACAGATAGCTGACCGATTGAAAGAAGCATTGGAAGTCGGGTTCGTTCAAAAGTTCGCTGAAGAACGTCAAGCCCGTCTTGATAGCTTGCCTCTTGAAACCTGTACCCTGTGCGATGGCACTGGTGTTCGTGATGACGAATATGTGCAGGGCAAGTGCAATGGATGTGATGGCACTGGCAAAGTCAAGAACTGGAACACGCACTACCCCTTTGATGTTGACAACGTCAAAGAGTTCGAACAATTCTGCCGCCTGTCTGGTGGTTTTGAAATTCGCTAATCCTGTTGGTAGCAGGTTGGAGGGCGGTGCTTCGGCACTGCCCTCTTTTTTAGAAAGAGGATAGACATGACACCTGAAGAAATTAAAACTTTAAGACACAGCATGGTTAACACCAAATACAACAAAGCACCAAGCCAGAGAACATTTAGCGTATTTTTAGGTTTTGGAACGGCAACGATAGCTCGTTACGAGTTAGGTTATAAACCTCAAAAATCGCATGAGATTATTCTTAAAAAGCTTTCTATTGATCCAAAGTTTATCCACGATATTTCAGAGTGGAATAAAGAAAGCTCCAACCACAAAAACGATTTTGATATTGTTCCTAATTGGGAACGCCTTGCAGAACTAAAACTACAGAAAATTTTATTCCCTTCGTAAACCCCAGGATCAAGCTGCAGAAATTGTTTCCGGGGCGGCGGCCCCGGGCGGCCCGGATCTCGGAGACGCAAGAGGCGCAAGGCGCAAGGCGCAAGTTGACTTTCCCCCAAGGATAGTTATAATGAAGTATCAACAGAAAGGTATACACATGACAACATATAACGGACACCGATCCTGGAACGCTTGGAACGTAAGCTTATGGATTAATAACGATGAAGGTCTTTACTTTCGAGCACGAGACCTAGTCAAAGAACACGGCATAACAAAAGCCGTCCGTCTTCTCCTAGAAGAACTGCCCACCACCACACCTGACGGCGGACGCTACAATAAGACTTGCGTCCGCGAAGCAATCAGAGATATACTAACATAATCAATCCCTCTACTCGCCCGTGGCAACCTCCCTTTATTGCCACGGGCTTTTTTATCTCGCCCGGAGATACCCGGCTGCGCCCCGGCTGCGCCCCGGTGACACCCGGAGGCGCAAGACGCAAGAAGCCGCAAGACGCAAGGTAATCAAGGGTTTGCAAAAGAAGGATAACGCTGCCCCCGGCACCCGGTACTTGACCCGGACTATTCAGACGCAAGGCGCAAGACGCAAGAAACACAGTCCGCAAGACTCGAATCGTGGTACAAGGGACTAGTTTTCAAGCCTTTTTCATGCAAATCGAGGCTTTGACCGCCGCCAAATAAAAATACATCGCCCTTCGAGGGGCGTGAAACTAAGAAAAAATTCTTACCGCCAGCTAGAGAATACTCATAATTCCATGCAATTTGAGCAGGACGAAGGTCAATTCGATTAGCTTTTGCTATCTTTAGTTCTAACCAGAAGGCTGACCCGTTATACGCAATGTGACTATCTGGAATACCTACGCCGACAGTGTTCTCAATCCTTGTCGTGTGTGATTTGGACGGGAGTTCTTTCTTCACTTGCTTCCACAATCTCTGTTCCGGTGACATCCCTAACCTTCCCTTCAATAAATGCAGACGGATATTCGTTGCGTAGTTTTGAAAGGCGTTCAGCTATTTCCTCTCGTGACATATTATCAATAGAGTGTATGTGCTGATTCTCTCTTCGGTCTACAGTAAGACCACCAAGTGATGACCTAATCTTTTCGGCATTGATGGCGGCAGAAAACTGACCTTCTTCTTCTGCTGATCTCGACAGTTCTGAAAATCTTTTCAACTGACCGATTAGGGTGACACCAAATTTTTTCTCTCGTTCTTCTCGTAACTCGGTGATGTGTTGTGTGACCAAAGGATAATCTTTGCCGTTTAACAAACGAGAAGCATGGACATTCGCACTTTCTTTTGCGTATCCAGCCCGTCTTGCACATTCTGCGTTGGAATAAATACCTTCAATATAGAGTTTAGCAAACTCTCGTTGCCTATTTGTAAGGTAACGACCTTCGTTTTCTATATCTTCTTTAGATTTAGTTTCTTTTACTTCTGACATTTCTATCCTTTTGACCCATTAGAAGTGTATAAGTGTATATGAAGTGTATAAAAAAAACCTAAGTAAAACAGTCTTGTATTATACTTTTATACATTTATACATTTATACACTCTAGATGAAAAAAATTTACTAAACATTTTTAAATCTACAGAGAGTATATAACGTATGTTTTTCCAGCACTTTTCCAAATGCTTTGTTGACTTTTCCCAAACAAAAATAGATAATAAACATGCCTGATTATACGGGCGTTTTTATTAATTTTCAACGAGGTATAACATGACTGTAAGTAGCAACGAGGTTCACGAGCCGAGTGACGCTGACATTGACGACATGAGAATACACATGACGTTACATGATTTGCGTGGTTTGGCTGAGATGAATTTATCCATACAAGATGTGAACGTGATTATATCGGCACTTGAGCCGATACACATGGCTTTGACCAGCAAGATTACTGTGTCTGGTGATGTTGAAGAGGAGTCACAAAATGATTAAAGGCGTATTCAAAGTAAAGGAATTAATTGAGAAGCTAGAGCAGTTTCAATCTGATGAGAGCGTTGCGCTGTATTTGGTTGACGAGGCTGATGTCCACAAGTGGAACACAGAGGCGAGTGACATCATGTCGATGGACTTGGGTTCGTTTGCCGATGCCCTTGATGAAGGCGTTGTCAAATGGATAGACGAGGACGAGGAGTTTTGCTTAACCCCTACTTGCGTTAACAGGATATTGGATTGGTATCCACCGAGTTGGTCTGGAGGAAAATATGACTAGGCAAGAAATTATATCGGATGTGTTGTGCGACTTGTACGACATTCAAAAAGTCGTGAGTCATCGGTGTGGAAACATGCCTAAAGACAATGAAGGAACTGAAACAACTATTAACGATTGCATTGAAAACTGCATCGAACAATTAGAAGGAATACAAAATGACAGAACCTAATTGTCCAAATTGCAACGAAGACACGCTTGAGTGGTCAGGCAGTGATGGTGTTGAGTGGGAGACTTATGACTGCACAAATTGTGGAACGAGTTATGAAGTGCCGATTGAGATTGAACGCTATTGGGATGACATGAAACGTACAGGAGTAGTGGATGACTGAAGACGTAGAAAAGACATTGGTCTATATCCGTGAAAGTGGATTAGGCGAAGCAGAAATGTGTGTGAAGACGGACGGCAGTTTTATTGCCGTCCCGATTACACAGAACCAACTGATCAATATCATCACAGGCGCAAGCGAAATTCTTGCTCGTGACATACAAAGACGCAAGGAGGTGCATTAACATGCCTAAATATAACGTAGGACGTATTCAACATTTTAAGGAATACATAATAGTCGAGGCTTCTTCAGAGGAGGAAGCTTTCGACAAGCTTAGAGACGAGATAGATAGTGGTGAGCGATTGAACCATGTTTATTTCGAGGGCGATGGTGAGTTGGTTTGTGTGGAGGAGACAGATTGATGAGGCACGTTGATTTATGTTCGGGCATTGGAGGTTTCGCACTTGGTTTCGAGTGGGCGGAATTATCCAAGCCTGTTTTGTTCTGCGACATAGAACCTTGGAGTCGCAAGATTATTAATAAACATTGGCCTGATGTGCCGATAGCAGAAGATGTAAAGGAATTAGCAAATGACCCAGAAAGAACTGTTCCCGACTGTGACATCCTCACAGCCGGATATCCGTGCCAACCTTTTTCGCAAGCCGGAAGACGCAAGGGCGAAGAAGACCCTCGCCACATCTTCCCGTACATTATGCAAATTGTTGCATCCAAAAGACCCTCTTGGTGCGTTTTCGAAAACGTTTATGGTCACGTCAGCATGGGATTGGACACTGCGCTCACTGCAATGGAAGCAGAAGGTTACGCCACGAGGCCGTTTATTATTCCAGCTATATCCGTCGGCGCACCTCACCGAAGAGACAGAATCTTCATCGTCGGACGACTTGCGGACGACACTGGAAGAGCAGGTTTGTCCAGAAGCGAACAAGCTATGGGCGACTCCGGCGGCGGCGGACGCGGTGGGTTCAACGGGGGGAGGACAGGGCAAGAGTCT